ATCAGCTCTCCCATCGGAAGGCGCAGAAAATAATCCACGCCTGTCCGAAGGGAGAGCGAGAGGGTCAGACAAACCTTGCGGAGTTGCGCTCCATCGTCCGGGCTTATTCCTCGCCGTAGAAAAAATTTGTCACTCGGTTTTTGACCTTGATGGCATCTTTGGGCGGGAGCCGCCTGAAGAATTCGATGGGGAGGTCCGTTGCCTTGCTGGCAACGAAGCACGCATACTCCAGGCTCATTTCCGGCATGACGGAAAAGTTGCCGTTCCGGGACAGGTACTTGTCTGCGGCGATCATGTCCTCTGCGGTCAGACTGTCCAGGCCGGAGAGGTCCAGTTCGGTGTAGGTCTTGTCCTCGAAGTGGTAGGGCTTGCTGAACTTGAGGATGGCAGACGTTTCTTCCTCGACCGGGGCTGCGGTTGCCTCGGTGATAGGAGTGACGTTGTTCTCTTTGTTCATGGTGCCCTCCTATCAGGTCAGCTTGTTGACCTTCGCCAGAAGGTCCACGCCGTTGACCTTGAACTGGCCGTTGACCTTGTCCAGTTCGATCTTCTTCTTCCCGTCCATCTCGATCATGATGTAGGTCAGTTCGATGGTGACGGAACTGTCCATGGGACCGCCCTGCTTCACGGTCCCGATGGAGATCTTCTTGCAGCGGCCACGCTCGACCACCCGCATCCCCGTGTAGTCCGTGGCCCCGTCCGCCTTGCGGTTGTACTGGATGGCTCCACGCAGGGTGAATTCGACGGGAGTGGTGGGGTCGATGAACTTGAAGTAATCATCGTCGATGCAGCGGAAGGGGATCTCCTGCTCCATGCTGCCGTAGCGGCCAGCGATGGTGGTTTCGATCTCACCAAGGATACCGGCCCCGCTGATCGTTTCGGTCATGGCCTCGAAGTCAGGAAGGGCGACCTCTCCGGTGATACCGATGACCTTTGCGCCGGTGTGGTAAATGTTGAAGTCGTGGATAACTTCAGGGATTCCAAGAATGGACATCTGTGGTCACCTCCATCAAGTGGTCAGGGCGCTCTGCAGAGCGTCCGGGTCGAATTCCAGAATGTTCAGGATATCCTCTGCCGGGGTCCAGGGGGCCAGGTGCTGGTGGAAGGTGATCTTCCCGTTCAGGATGTCCGTCACGGGGTTCTCCGCCTCATTGAATTCGATGTAGGCGGCAGCGCACTTCCCGGTGGAAACGTAGGCGTTGCCCCGGATGTTTTCGCTGTCCACGACGCTCTCAACCAGCCGGAAGTCGGCGGGGTTGTCCACCTTCTGGAAGTAGGTCAGGATGAAGCTGTTCCCCCACCAGGAGAAGAAACGGCGGCAGCAGAACCAGCGGTCCTTCGGGTCCGTGGTGGACGGGTAGGCGGCGCTGTTGTTGCCCCAGCTGCGCCAGCCGTTCACGTTGATGGCGGTGGAAACGCCAGCGCCGTTGATGGTGTTGCCCTGGGTCTGATCAAGGAGGACCTCGGTGCGGGAACTGTCCATCAGGCAGGTTCCGGTGATCGGGAGGCTCTTGTTGGAAGGGCTGAGGCTGGGCACATCATCATTCTGCGCATCGGTGTACTGCGTCAGAGCGCCCCAAATGGCGGAGGCCCAGAACGCCTTGCTGCCGAACTTCATGCCGGGCCAGAGGGCCATGACGTGGGGGCTGCTGATTGCCGCCGCATCCTTCGCCGTCTTGACGTTGGCGTAATAGGTGCAGCCGCCGGTCCCGCTGTTGATATCAACGAACGCCTCACAGGAGAAGTAGCCGTTGATTTCCTCGCACTTCGCGGCGAGGACCACGCCCACATCGGGATCCTGGCTCCAGCCGGGGGCGAGGAGCAGGCCGGGGGTCATGCCGGTCTTGGGGTAAACCTGGCGCAGGACCTCCATGCCGGTTTCGCCGGAGGAGGATGCCGCACCGATGATGGCGGAAGAGGTCACGGCGCTGGGGTCCAGCTTGGTGTAGGTAACATACACCGAAGTGGCGGAAGCGGCGGAACCTCCGGCCAGCAGGGTGACCACCAGGTAGCCGTTTTCGTCAAAGTCCAGGGTGTAGTCGGTATCGAGGACCAGGGCGGTGGAGGAATCCGCAGCGGCCTTGACCACCACGGTGGACTTGAGGATACCGGTCACCGGGGTGTTGGTGGCCTTGATGATCCCCTGCATGGAGGAGATCGCCACGGCGGCGGGGGTGGTCACGGCGGTCTTGTGGGTGGCGGGATCGAGAACGTTGATGAAAACCACCGGGGCGACGCCGAACAGCTTAAAGCTGGCATACATGGACTGGCAGAGGGTGTAGCTCTCCCAATCGTCCGAATAGCCCAGCTGCTTCACGGCTTCCTCCCAGGAGTGGGCGATGATGGGAACGTTGGTCACCGCCGTGGGGTTCTCTGCGAGGTTGATAGGTGCGGTGCCGAACACGACCTGCAGGCCAGCGGTCCCGGTGATCGGGGCGACTACGCCGGTGGGCTGTTCAAGCACACGGACTCCGTGCTGATAAGGCATTGACTTGTCTCTCCTTTCAGTTTGCGCTGAAGGTCAGCGCTTTTTTGTACATGGTGTAGATTGCGCCGCTTCTCGTTCGGATCTGCGCCATCGCGTCCGCGAGGTCGCTGACGGGGACGCACAGATCTCTGAAAAACGGGGCGGTCTGGATTGCCGCCTGGAGGGATTCGGGGATCCCGTCGTAGGTGGTGTTCCGGGTGGCCACGCCGATGATGGTGGGGCCGACATAGACGATTTTGCTCATACGAGGTCACTCCATTTCCGTCTGGGCGCTGGCAGGTGGAAGTTGATCTCAATGCCCCCGAAAAAGAAGGGGTAGCTTTCCTCATCCTGAAGCGCCCAATTGAACGGGTCTGTGAATGTGAACTGCCCGTCCAGGAGCGGCGTTTCTTCGTAGTGCTGCTGGATCACCTCCATCACCTCTAGCACGGCCCGGTGGCCCTGGTTCGTTGCTTCATCGTCATAAATTCCGATGAGCAGAAAAATGGCCACCTTATGCGGGTCGGTTTGGCTTTCGATGCTCCCGCTGTCGATCCGGGCGATGATGTAGGGGAAGGGATCATCGTCATCCTCTGACACCCTCTTGGGAAGGTTTTGTGGGTACACGGAAAGGGCGGCGGTCCCGCCTCCCGGAGTTTTGTACCGGCGATTCTTGAATAACTCTTGAAGGTCATCAACAAGAGCGTCTTGGAGAAATCTTGCGTTCATGAATTCAAAAACCTTTCTATCTGCTGCTCCACGTTCTTTCGGTAGAGCTTTTCTATTTCCTTCTTCAGAGGTGTGCTTGTGATCCTTTTCCCGTCATAGACCATTTCGATCTGTTTGGGAACGGATGGGGAGCGCAGGACCTTGAGCGGGTACCGCGACGGCCCTTTCCTTTGCAGGACCTGACTTGTGGACCCCTTTCCGCTGGCAACACCAGCGACAAAGGCTTTGATGTCTCTTGAACCGACAACGGTTTTCAGACCGTGACCGGAGAGGATTTCCGCCTTGACGCCGCTCTTTGGGTGCGTGTAGTGGTATCGTGGCATTGTCAGGGTCCTGCCCTTGACCTTGAGGACAGCGGTGGGCGATGCGATGGTTGCCTTTGGGTTGATGTCCATTCTGGAATTGAACCCTCCGGCTTTTACGGTGTACCGCTCTTGCGCCACCTGACGCAGTCGGTTCCGGGCGGAAACCGCCGTCTTGTTCACCGCATCCCGCAGCGCCCTCCGGGCCTCTTTCTTCATCGAGCCGAGTTTCTTTTCGATGTAGGCCAGGTCATCGTGGTTCCACTCGTAGGTAATCATCTACTCCGGTTCGCCTCCAGGGTGATCGTGTAGACGCCGCCCTCATCCACGGCATCGATAACGGTGTACTTGCGGCTGTCGAGGTTGAGGATCCTGCCCTGGGCGGGGAGCGGACCAAATTCCGAAGCCTTGACGTAGAGCAGGATCTGTCGGGCGTGGATTCCGTCCATGTGGGACTTCATCTTCTTTTCCCGTTCGATGTTCTCCATGTCATCGATCATAGCGGTCATGCTTGTCCCGTCTATGGTGTGGGTGTCCGAGAATTCCTCAAGGTTGAAGAACACATCGGTGATATCCCGTTCGATGATCTCTTTGAAGGTCGGGCTTGCCATTTACCTCTTGCCTCTTTTCCTCTTTTCCGAAGGCGGCACCCTGCCGACCAGGTCATCCCCGGTCTGTTCACCGCCCACGGCAAGCCCAGGCAAGCCGGGGGTAGCGCTTGCCTGTTTTGCCGTGGGCTGTTCGGCGGGAGGTTCCTCCCGCCATTTGGCGGATCCGCATTCCACCCATGTTTCGGCATCCGGGGCATCCGAGGGGAGAAGTTCTCCCGCTCGGTACTCCGTTTGCCCGTAGAGGATGGTCCGAAGGGCCACCAGCTCAGCCATTGAGTTTCACCAGGATCTTGGTGGCGGCGGCTCCGGCTGCGGCGGCAGCGTAGCCGACCAGGTCGTAGGCGTTGGGAGTGGGGGTGTCGCCGTCATCCGCCGCATCGGTGATACCGGAACCGTCCCAATAGACGGCCTGGCCCATGGAGATGGCGTTGGTGCCGGTCTTGGGCATTTCCCAAACGCCGCCCATGTGGAGAGCGCCGGTTTCGCCGGGGGCGATGGCCCCACCCGTCACGCCGATGTGGGAACCGATCTTGACGATGGTGTTGGCATCGATAGTGGAATCCCCGGAATTGATGTAATCCAGGGCCTCGCCTCTCTGCCAGTATTCAGCAGTAGCCATGGTTTTTTCTCCTTTCTTGAATTAGAGCGCCACGCCGGGGTTCTTGCAAAGGCCACGCCAGTCGCGGACGCTGATGCCCCAATCGAGCCACATATCCCAAACGAAGCCAAGCTGGCCGGGGGTTTCCATGCGGCGGGTGGTGGGGGTTTCCTGGCCGTTCAGGTAGTCCACCTGAATGCCACGGCAGGACCCTCTGTCGGCAACAATGAACCAGGGGCAGGCGTTGCCACCGGCCAGGGCGTTCAGCACGGGGGACTGGACGATCTGGAGGGGGTAGTTGTACAGAGGGTTGATGTCGTTGTTGGAACTGCCGACCACCTGAGCGCTCCGAAGAATGACGGCCAGGTCGAATTCGTAGCCAACGGGGACCACGATGGTCTGGGGGGTGATGTAGATCGCCTCACCGAACTGGTCGGTCTGCTTCTGCATCTGGAGGATCATGCCCTGGATCGCGGCCTGCGTGGGCTTGGTGCCGGAGGCGATCAGGTTTTTGTGATCGTTGTGGAACAGCGCCTTGCCGTCGAAGATCGTATCGTTGTTGAACAGGATCTTGTAGACCTGCTTGTCGATGGTCTTTTTGGCGGCGGTGGCGTAAAGGCCGGGGACCTCAGTCAGGAAGCTGATGTCATCATTGATGAACGCCTGCCGGGTCATGCTGAACTGCTTCCCGTAGGTGTCCAGCTTGCGGCTGGGCAGGACCTGGGTGCTGGGGATATCAGGCTTGATCTCCCCGTTTTCGGGAACAAGGAGGAAGTCACCAACGCCGCCGATGACGTACTCATGGTCGGGGGTGGGCTTGAAGTCCTTCAGGGTACCCTTCGTGGTGAACGCCTGGAAGGTGGTCGGAACCCGGTTGTAAAGCTCCACGATGCTCTTGCGGATCGTCTGATCCAGAATGGCGGGGAATGCCGCCGTGGGGTTGTAGAACTGACGGCAAAGCTCAACATAGAGATCATCCGGGGCCATGCGGAGCAGTTCGGAAGCGTTGCGGCCCTCGCGGGTCAGGCATTCGATGGCCAGGTCCCGCAGGCTCATGGCCTGCATCTGCCGTGCGCCGTCAGAAGTGTTCTTCACATCGATCACGCCGCTGCGAATGAGCAGGGCATCGGAAACGTCGCGGCGGAACTCATCCTCCCCGCTGCCGGTCACCTGGACCCGGCTGGAGATGGGGGCGTGGGTGGAGCGCAGCTGCTGGATGATCGCCGTGCGGACGGTGTCCAGGCTGCTGCCGTCGCGGATGTAATTATCCGGGTCGATGTCGAAGTCACGGCACATGGCGGTGATTTCCGAGATACGGGTCCGCTCCGCCTCGACGGCTCTCTGCTGATCCTCGGCGGGGTCGGAGACGGGGGCGGCGGGGGTAGGAGCAGTGGCGGCGGGAGCCGCAGACTGCTGCTGGCGTTCCTCTGCCTCAGCCAGGGGGCGGAGGGTGTCGATCTCCTTCTGGAGAGCGTCAAATTCCGCCTGTTCCGAATCAGACAGGGAGCGGTTGGCGCTTCTCGCAGCGTCTACCAGAGCCTGCTGACGCTGAGTCGCTGCGAGGAGCTTCTGCTTGTAGCTCATGCTTGGTTACCTCCATTCAAATTTTTGTTTATTTGAAGTTGAGCCTCGAAAACCTCAAGCGGAACCGATGCCCCGGTGGTTTCGGCCTCCCGGCCTACGCCCACGGTACCGTCAGCCGGTACGGATACGATGCTGATCTCGAAGGGCCACCACTTCCTTGCGATCTCAGCAGGGCCGGTGAACCGGCCATCCGCAGAGGTTTTCCCTGGCTGTACTTCCTCCAGGGAATCGATGCGGTATCCGACAGAAACGCCCTTGAGCGTCCCGCTCCGCACCTTTTGGTAAATCACCTCGGATTGCTCATCGGTATCGAATTCGATTTCCGCATATCCTCGGTTGTTCTCAATCCAGGCCCGGTTGACCTTGCCGATCACCACGTCCCGATTGTGGTTAAAAAGGACGCAGCCGATCTCGTTCAGCCGGGTCAGGTCTACGGCCCCGTTTGCGTGGTCGAGGATCTCAATCCCCCACCATCGCTCATAGGGTTCTTCCGAAGAAAAGGAGAGGGTGAACTTGCGCTCGTTCCCTTCGCCGTCCATGCGGGTCAGGGTGGAAGCGATCAGTTCTCTCCGCTCATTCCCCGGCTTCCCCTGGTGCCTCGTTTGCGGATCCATCGCCCTCTGCCGGGTCACCGGCAGGGTTGGCTTCCGAAGTGTCAGCGCCTGCTTCGCCAGTTCCAGAAGGAACGCCATCAGGCCCATCGCTTTCAGCCTCATAGAGGCCGTCTGACTTCTTTTGTCCAAGGATTACACCTCCCAAATCGACCCCGTGCTGTTCACGGGCGTATTCGAGTACCTCGCAGATGTCATCGATCTGCTTCCTCCAGTCAGTCCCGTTTTCGGCGGCGATCTGCTTGAAGGTTTTTTGACCGCTCTGCATGGCGGTCCGGGTTGCCGCCGTTTCCTTGCTCGGTTCGATCCAGGGTTTCGGCGGCTTGACGAAGCTGTGAAGGAAATAGTCATCCTTCCTGGTCCAGAAATTCGGGGCGGAAATGGAACCGGCCAGCACGGCGGAAATGATGAAGGTTTCGTAGATCTCATCCATCACATCCGCCAGCAGTTCATCTTCCTCTGCGTAGGTCATGCCGTCCTCAATGATGGCCTGACGGGCGCTGGAGTAGGTGGTTTCGCTCATGTCCCGGCTTGTCGCCTCGTAGGAAAGGCCCTGACCGGCACCGATCATGCGCTGCTGGAGTTTGGTGTAGCTTGCCGCATCGGTGGCCTGCCCCTGGGGGTTGACCACCTGGACCTCATCGCCCACGTTCATTTCCTTGATCATGCCGGGGGAGAGGGTCTTGCCGTCGTAGGTCTGCCGGGGTCCGGTTGCCCCGACATTTCCACGACCTACGCCAGCGGTGGGGTATTGCCGCTTGATGAAAACGGAGAGGCAAGCCTCTATCCGCTGCTTCACGCTGACGGCCACCATGAACTCGTTCACATCCCGGATCCGGGTGATCGTTTGGCTCATGTCGCTCATTTCCCGAAGCTGGGAGGGGCGGCGTTTGCTGAAGTAGAAGATCACGTCCTTTGCCGGGACGAATGCCGGTTCTACCAGGGTGAAGCCGTCCAGGCTGTATTGCCGGATCCAATAGCCGACCGGGGCGTTATACGGGCTGTATTCGATACCGCCGACCACCCGGCCATCCCGGCTCTTTGGGGTGACCTGCGTTGCGTCCAGTTCGTCCACCTCGAACATCTGCAGCTTGAAGGGGAGGATCCCGCCGCTTGTGTACCGCTTCACGAAAAGGACGCCGCCGTCCACCTTCTTTCGCCGGACGGCCATGCGGAGCATCTGGTTCAGGCTTTGGGTGCCCGTCACATCGCAGTTCCGCTTTTTGCACCAAACCTTCCAGAGAGCCTCAATCTCCCCGTTGAGGGTGGTGTTCGAGGTTTCGGCCTGGAGGATCAGGCCCTTGCCGATGACGTTCCGAACATAGGGGCCGATGACGGAGTTCATCATGTCGCTGTTTCGCTCCAGGTCCCTGGCCCTTGCCCGGACGGTGTCCCGGCTGTACCGGTCCGTGTATTCGGCGCTCTGATTGGTGGCCCACCAGTTGGAATTGAGCCGCCCGTTGTCCCCGGCATCGTAGTGCTTGTATTCCTCCAGCACCTGACGCCATGCTTCCCGTTTGGCTGCCGCCTCCGGGTTGATCCATCCGATGAGATTATCAAGCCAGCCCATCGGGTCACCTCCCATCGAAAACGGCCACGTAGGTATCGGAAAAGAGGCTTGAATCCGCCTCGTTCGCCGCCTGCGCCTGGAGGTCATGCTGCATATCTCTGAGCAGCCCAAGGTCCGCACGGGTGAGGGACCGGGACCCGATCTTGTAGGACTGACCGCCGATCAGGATGCTCTGGATCGCTTTGTTGACCTCTGCCAGCATTTGGGTGGGGGTGTAGTCGCTTATGTTGTTCGCCATAGGCTTACCCTCCATTCTGTCCGCTGTCCTCGGTGTAGATGGTGATCTGCGGCGGGGCAATGATTACCACTGCCGCTCCATAGACCGTGTCCATCACGGTTCTCGGCCCTCCGTTCCCTCCGGGTGCCATGCCGTAGCAAGCGCCGGGGGTCAGACCGATGAACGCCATTCCCGTTCCGAAGATCAGCGGCTGCGTCAATAACTCAGGCATTGGATTTCTACCCCCGTGCTATCCGTGACCTGGGCCGTGACGGTCAGGGTGTTGGTCAGGTCCTTCACCG